CGCCGTCAAGATACCAAGTTGCCCTGTCAAGTGCCTTTTGGTAATTTTCGGGAATCTCCTTGTAAAGGCACTCGACACACACTCGGCATTTTTCAAAATCGTTCAGATCATCGTCTGCATAGGCTTTGAAAATCAGCAGAGCAACACGGAAGTCGGAATTGATTTCGTAGTTTCTGCCGTCAACCTCAAGGCTTTTCGGCAGTAATTCAATCACTTTTTCACCTGTGAAGTGTATTTGCCGACTTTCTCATCGGAAATTTTCTGTGCCGATTCAAAATCCGCCTGCATAACAGGAATAAGCACTTCAAGGAAGTTTTCAAAAATCGGCTTACCGCCCACAAGCGAAAGACAGTTAATTTCACCAAAGGCAACCGTGCAGACATCCGAGCCGAAAATGTAGTTAATCTGCTCTCTGATGTCCTTGTCGCACTCGGTGATAAGCTGAATTGCGTCTGTGTTTTCAGCTTTTTCAGCGTTTTCATACTTCTTCTGAATCTGCTCAATATTCTTGACTGCCTTGTTGAGCCTTGCAAGAATGCCCACATCCGTGGTGTTGATACGGATTACTGCGTTTTCATCATCGCCAATCTGATACTCCTTGTAACCTCTGTCAAAAACAAGTTTCTGCATAAATCAATCCCTCCCCAAAGATTAAACCGTTGCGGTAAAGGTCGGCACTTTCTTCTCAATTGTAGCCGTACCCTGCTGTCTGTCGCCGTTAAATGCGATGTTGAACGGAATGTTCACACCGCCCTGAGCACCGCCGTAGGACTGCGGCTTTACGATACAGGTTTCAGTCCAAGCGTCATACGGACCTGTCTTCTTATCAACAAGGACTTCAAGAATTGCAGTCTTGCAGTCATCACCTGTAAGGCGGTTCATTGCAATATCCTTAATCTTTTCGTAGATTGCATCGCCTGTGTTTGCGTAATAAGTGTCTGCGTCAATTGACGGTTCATAGCCGTTATCGTTTACAACGGTTTCATCAAGAATGTTCTTGACTGTTTCTGTGTCGGGGTTGAGTTCAACGGACATATCCTCGATGTCACGACCAATCAAAAACCACTTAGGGGTTTCGCCTGTGCCGAACGAAGCGTCAATGTAGTGCATAAGATAACTTCTTTTGAGTTTACCGATATCGGGTGTTGTTGCCATAATTAAAATTCCTCACTTTCGATTTTGTAATCTGCGGTAATCTGTAACTGATACATTACATTACCAATTAAATTGCTGTCGGGTATGTCATAAAGCATACCGTTTGAACAGGTTATTTTTGTGAGCGTACCTGCAAGCTCATTGTCGCCAACCGTTACGGTCAGCGTTTGCCCCTTTGCCTGTTTTTCAAGCCACAGCTGTAACTCGTTAATAAGTCCGCTGTTGGCAAGTCGGTCATAGTCATTAACCGATTGATAAACAGCGTACAAGATGAATGTGTGCTGTCGCTCCTGATTGCCGAGAACATCGGATTTAATCAGCGTATCGCCTGTCGGAGATAATCCGTAGCTGTCGGTGTCAGGGGTTGTGTAGTCAATGTGCAGAACATCGTTCAGCTTTGGAAAGCTCATCACAATGCTCTGCATAAGTTCAATTATGTTCATTCTGCCGTACCTCCTGCCACTTTTGCAGCACCCTGTAAAATCTCTTTTTTACGGTCGGCTTTCATTCGTTCAAACCACATCTTGCCGGCAAGAGGGTGCTTTGCCCGAGAATAAACAAGCATTTTACCTGTGGGGTGTTTCTTCTGTCCTTTAGGGCTGAAATAGCCCACAACAACACCGTTTTCCTTAATCGGGATATTAGGACCGTAAACCTTGCCGTAGTAGAGATACCTCGCATACGGTGTGTTCTGATGAATTTCGCCCGAGCCTATAACCGTTGAGAGGGTTGCCGACTTTTCAAGCACACCGTTTCTGAACGGTGTATAGGGTTTCATCAATCGTAAAACCGTGCTGTCAACATACTTTTGCACCTTTAACACATCGGCATTTTTGCGGACTGCAAACTTTTTATCCCAGAGGAAAACTGCCGTACCGTTTTTTGACTTGATGACAAAATCGGGCGGTTGAACAATCTTCATACAATCACCTCGCCGAAATTTTGATGTGCTGTAAATCGGTTATGCCGTAGAGCTTTTCATCAATCGACATAACCGCATAGCACCTGTGTTTTTGCTTTAGCGTTTTAAGGCTCTGTGACACGCTCTGAGGGTTTGAATTATCAAAGGTAAAATTACTCTCGCCCTTAATAATAATGTCCTGTGCGCTGTTCTGAGGGGTGCATAGCTGACCTGCAAAAAGGTTTTCGCTCGGCTTTAAAAAGCCGGGCAAAAGCCCTGCGGATTCAATCGGAATATACACCGTCACGCTGTCAGCGTTCTGCATTCCGCTTTTAAGCACATTGCGAGCCTTGTTCTCCTGCCAATGACATTCGGGAATGAAATATCGGTCATAGCCTGAGCCGTTGAATCTGTAGATTGTGCAGGAGCTTTCAGGGGTAATAATCATCTGCGACCACCTCTGTACAGTAAATCGGTGTCGGCAAGATACTTGTAAATTGTGTGTCTGACAGCCTTTTTATGGGCGGTTTTACGCTCTTCTTCGGACACATAGCTTACGGATTCATCACCGACGCTTGCGGATGAAATTCCTGAATTTGCGGACTGCTTTTCATCGTTATATACAAGCTCTGCAAGCTCACAACAGCAGAGTTTTACGCTTTCGGGAATATTGTTCCCGTCAACATTTTCGCCTGTGTATGCCTTAATGAGCAGGGTTGCAGAGCGTGCATAATAATCAAAGGCGGAAACAATGACCGCCTTTCTGCCACAGAGATATTCAGAAATGTAATAGCTTTCATCGGCATAAGCGGTCATAGTAACACTCCTTATTTCTTAATTCTTGCAAGAACAACCTTTGACTGGTCGGAAAGAGCAACAACATAATGCTTGTCGGCTGAAACATCTGTCTTTCTTGAAAGAGATACTCTGTCAGCCTCCACATTTGTGTCACGCTTTAAATATACGGTAATTGCCGCTGTATCGTCCTCTGTTTCCTCATCATTTGTGAGCTTAACAATCGGATTTGAATAGCACGGGACAGATACCTTTGTTACCTTGTCGCCAATCTTTACAAGAGGCATTGTTTTCTTGACCTCTTCAAGATTTGAAGCTGTTACGGCTGTACCACTTTCGTCAGCTTTGTACCACTCGTTCAAGAGCGGAACTTTTCTTGTAGGCACAATTCTTGTGTTTGCAATCTTGCCGATTTCGCCTGACATCATAACCTGATTAGGGTACTTATCGGCAGAAATAAAGTCGCTGTCTTTGCGAAGCTGTGTAACCTGCTTTGGGTTTACAAACATAACCTTGTCTGTGTTTGCCTCTTCATCGAAAAGGTCAATAGCTTCAACAACCGAATTGTACTTGATAATTGAGCCTGAACCGTCATATGCAAGCTGTGCGGTCTGAAGTGCGTCCATTGCGTCATTGTCAACCTTTGAAGCAATTGCCTTAGCAAGCTGATTGTTAGCTTCGCCGACAGGGTTGCCGTAACCGCTTAATACTGCTTCATCCGTAAGCTCAACGGCTTTCATTGCCTTTTTTACAGTTGCCTTTGTGGTGCTTGCTGTGAGCTTTACAGTTTCAGCCGCAACACCCTCGGCAACATCTACGGCGTCACCAATGTAAGCATACTGCGGAACTGTGATAGTATCGCCCGGCACACCTGTAAGGGTTGTATCAACCTTTGCAAACGGAGCAATAACAATCTTATTCGGGATTTTCGCTGAAATCATATCAGCCATAACCTCGGGGTCGATAATGTCAGAAATTTTTGTTACCTGATTTGGCATAATTTAATCATCCTTTCAACTGTTCATATTTCTGTGGGTCACTCTTTTTTAGATTTAAACGCTCGCTGTAACCCATTTTTGCGAACATTTCCTTTGTAATTCCTGTCGGGATAGGATTTCCCGTGTCCTTAACAGGATTCTGATAAGGCTCATCCGTTCCGAACATATAGCCGTTTTCGGACTTAACCTGTTCGAGAGCCTTTTTAATGTCATCTGCCTGATTTTTAGATGTTTTCAGGTTTTCAAGGTCAAGCAGAGCCTTGACAGCCTTTGCATTTTTCGCACCGCTCTTTGAAACAGCAGTGTCAAGAACAGAGTTAAACTCCATATCGGCAATTTTTGTCTGATACTCGTTTTCCTTTGTTTCAAGTTCGCCGTTGAGCTTTTTGATTTCGCCCTTGAGCTCGTCCACATTGACACCCTCAAACTTTTTGAGTGCAGTCTGTGCAGTTTCAAGCTGTGACTTGTAGTTGTCCCTTGATGTGCGGAGCTTTTCAACCTCTGACACGGTTTTGTAATTATCCGCAAAGGCTTTTTCAAAGTCTACCTTTTTATCTTCGGGAACTGTAAAGCCGATTTCGGAGAGAAGTGTGTGTATATTTTTCATAGTAAATCCTTTCTGCATAGCTTGTATTCCGCTTTGCCTGCGGTAGAAATTCAGCCGTTATAACCTACGGCAGGGTAAAATAAAAGCACCTTACATATTCGTAAAGTGCTTAATCTGCTTTTTCTGTTTTAACTGCTTTGGTTCTCAGCTTTTGGGGAGCGTCAGACTTGACCTCTTCTGCAAAACCGCTGTCAATGAGTTCCTTTGCTCTCTGCTCAGAACATTCAAAAACTTCATTCACAGGTCGGGTTACATAGCCGTTCTGCCTGTCGTTAAATGCTGTTGTCACCTTAATTTTCATTCTGTCACCACCTTTCAAAACCGGTCGAAATCGACGGGTTTAACTGTTAATCTTTACTCTTAAATGTAATCGGCAAAATCTGTTTAGGCAGGAAGTTAATTTCATAACGGTATTTGTCCACTTCTGCACCGCTTATGTCCTCTACAACATACATAGTTTCATCATTAAGACCTATGATATGCTTTTTGTATTCACCCTTGCCCGTTTCGCAGACAACCTCAATTTGGTTATCGTCATTATCGACCTGTAATGAAAAAGCGGCAACAAGTTCAAATGACGGCTTATCGGTTCTTGTGTTAATAACCGTAAGCCTGCGTATCACATTGAAATTGTCTGCCTCCTGCGAAACATTGTACGATACCTGCGTTGCCTCGGTACAGCCCACAGTAACCAGTACGATTGTTGCAATCATAACCACCATAAGTACAATTGCTAAAATTCTTTTTCTCATAGTATCAAACCTTTCTTTGATTAATAATAAAAAAGCACTCTGATTTCTCAAAGTGCTGATTTGATGTATTTAGTTCTGTTACGGCAAGTTGCAGGCAAGTTAAACAATGCCGTAAACAAGCCGTTTTTACGAATTGCAAGCCTTTACGGGCAAGTTAAAATAACAAAACCGCCCTTTTTACGGAGCGGTTAAGATTTATGCTGTTTCTGCTAATTGGATATTTTTAGTACCAAATTGCAACAGTTTCCTTTGGCAGTTCTGTCATATTAACTATTTCTGCAAGTTTCTTGCGAACATGAGAAACATACAATTTCTTACCATACTCATACTCAGAATAACTAACTTCTGTCAATTCTTTCGTATTAATATCCATAACCACATGACCGGCTTGTTCGCTATTTTCGGGAGTATAATCGCAAGAAACTGCATTTCCTTTTAATAAGATATTAAATAACCTTACCATGTCAAAATCTCCTTATTCACAATATTTAGCAAAGTCATATCTATGTGAAGCTTTTATATGTGCTTCGTTTTGTGTAAGACCTTTTTCCATATATCTAAGTTCGGCATATTCGTGTTTAAGCAAAACCATATCTTGTTCCTTAACATTACCGTCAATCAGCCTTTGCCATGATTGAGCCATTTCATAATCAGGATCAAATCTTCTTACACCGTCAATCAGGTTATGTTCAGCAATAAAAACATGATTTTTGATTTTATCTAATTTATCTTTTGAAATGCCTGTTGACTTTGAAATTTTCTCAGTATCCGTTTTCATGTGTCTAACGGATTCATAGTATCGAGTTGCATGCTCATCTGCTTTTGGGCTTAGTGGATTTAGCGCACCGCTAATTTTCTTCGTCTTTATTATATCACTTTCAGTCAATTTTGCAACTGTATCACCCGAGAATTTTGCGTTATCAACAATTTTTCGCATTGCGTTATAGCTGTTCGGCAGATATTTCTTGATATACTCTAATTCAGCACCGCCGTTGACTTCGGCACTCATAATGTTTGCCCACATTTCTGACGATGCGTCAAAAACTCGGTATTCTCTCATTACTTTGCCCTGATTGCTTGCGTCAATTCCAATTTCTTTGTATGCGGCTTTTATTCCTTGAATATCCTTTTGTTCTTTTGCAATTTGGAACTTCTTGTTATAATAACTGTTTCCGTGACCTTGCTTAATTCTTACACCGAGTAAGCCGTCAAATGCGTCCTGTACACTGCCGGAAAGACCGTTGTGTGCTAAGAGTTCTTTCCTCAATTCATAAGGATCTTGGTCGTAAAGGCTTTCCAAAAATTCTCTGTCTTTTCGTACAACTTCAAGAAATTCATCCGATGAACTTGCAATTTTCTTAAGCATAAATTTCTGATATTTAGTGTGTTCGACAATGGTGTCAATCTCACTGAAATGTAAGCCCTCAAATTCTGCTTTTTGGTCAAAAAAGTGTGCATATTCGTGTGCGACTGTACTGTATTTACTCACTCCGCTGTCAATGATCCACTGAGGTTCATAGCTGAAAATCAAGCGATTGTAAGCAGGCATATAACCACCCTGATTTTCCTTGTACAGCACTTCTCCGACCTCATCGGCATATTGCACATATAATTTCTTAACCGATTCATTTTCAGAATCAGCTAACAGCTTTGTAAATTCGTTGTAATCGGTTTCGGTCATAGCGCCTTTGAGCTTTGTTGTGTTCTCTGCAATCTCATCCACACCTATTTTTTTAGGCTTTTTAATTTCAGCAGATTTTGCAACAGCTTCACCCGAAATCTTGTTGACACTCTCTGCCTTTTTCGGGAGTTTTGAGCCTAAAGCATTTTTGCCGTCAACGGTTACTCTTTCCCATTGTTCGGGAAGTCCCATAGCTTTTGAAAACTTTACATATTCGTCCTGCCTTTGAAAATATCTGACCTTTGCGCCTGTGATTGTGTCATAGTCTGCACCGCCCTGTGTGAGCAGTTCAATCTTCTGTCGGTCGGCACGCATTGCAGTTTCAAGCTGTCTTTGCTTTTGCTGTGCTTCATATGCCGTGTACTGTCTGCCGTTATATTCTTTCGGTGTGTTCTCTTCCTCGTTCATACGGTCAAGTTCTTCTTCGCTGTATGTCGGGGTATCAATGCCCTTGATGAACGGCGAATAGCTGTGATAGCAATTAGCACCGCAAAGACCCGTTACTGTACCAAGACCACAGACTGTTTCAAGCTCCTTTTTGCTGTACACTCTGCCCTGCCACACCTGATGTGTCGGTCTTGCACCACGGTGATAGCTGACCTCGAAATATTCCGTGCCAAGCTGTTCGGCGTTGTCCTCGTTGACCTTTGCAACCACCTGATTAAAGCCTGTCATCAACGCCCTGCGTGCCGCCACATCAACACGATTGCTCCAACCGCTTGCATAATCAACGGTACGCAATCCGCTGTCGGTCATAGCTTTAACCGCTTTTTTGAGGACTGTGTTATAGTCAACCGCACCGCTTGCAATCTGCATAAGTCCGTTGTCAAGAGTGCGTTGGTAAAAGTCCGCAAGTGGAGTAAATGACAGCGTATTGTCGGCATTTCTCACGGCGAATCCGAGTGAGCCTGTAATGTTCCTGTACTCCGATTTTGTCTGATTTTTGACCGCCTTTACAAGCTGTTGCAACTGTTTATTTTCTGCATAAGGAATATACTCTTTGCCCTTGCTTGTATAAAGCTCCTCATTTCTTGCATATCCCGATTTCACGACTTCGTCATAGATTCTGTCGATTTCATCGTCAGACACATCGAGCGTGCTTTGAATAAGGCTGTCTATTTCGTCCTTGCTCACGCCCAATTCATAAAGCCTGTTTATCTGCCAATCGGCGGCAGAGGTTATCTCCTCACCGTTAGCTTTCAAACGCTCCGTAAGGTCGGACATAATATTTAACTGTAAACTGCGGTACAACTGTTCCATAGCCGAGGGCAAAGCCTCAATTTCAGTCGGAGTGAACATTATTCGATAACCTCAGAGGACTGCGGAAGATTCTTTTTTGCTGTCTTTTCGTCCTCTCCATACCACTTCATACGGTACTCATCAGGTCGCATAATACCAAGGTTCAAGTCCTGAATATCCTGCTTGCGTTCGGTTTCTTCATCGGTCAAAATGCTGTCCTTAAAATCACACACAAACGAATAACCGCTTGTTGTCAGCGAATTGTAAAATGCAAGAGCATACACCAAATCATCAAGGCAATAGCGAAGCTGTTTCTGAATTGCCGACACGGTGTTGTACTTTCTGTCCTTTGCCGACTTAATCTCCGTAGCAGTCTTTGCAACTGTTTCGGGGTTTGAAAGGTCACCGTATGCAAGACCGACCGCAAATTCAATCATACGCAGATATGTATTCAAGCCGTCCGTAATGTCGGACTGTCGGAATGCAGGCGAAAAGTCCTTGAACAGTTCTTCGTCGCCCAAATCCACATCAACGGCACGGTACAAACGCCTGTTAAGTCTGTCGGCTTTGCCGTCCTTAAGCACGGCAGAATCAACATGAATCGCACGCTCTCCGCTTTCAAATTCCCAGTCAAGCCGTCCGAACTGCATATCGGCTTTCTGAATGATTTCAAGTCCGCTGTCAAAAATCGACATACCGCATGATGAGCCGTCAACCGTGTTTTTAATCGGCACTCTGAAATAACCGAACGCAGGTCTTTTCATATCGGGGTATGTGACCGCAGGCGGTAAGTCTGCCCACTCGTCAATAACAGCGAGAGGAATTTCAGTACCGAGAACCTCGGGTGATGACGAACGATAAGCCGTGTTAGTGACAGTCAAGCCCTTGTCCTTATCAAGACTGTGATATTCAAGCCTTGTGTAGTAGTTGTCACCGATTTTCTTAAATTCGGGGAAGATGACCTTTACAAGCCTGTGCTTTGTGTCAAACTCAATCGGCACAAAGGCATTTGCCGAAATGTATTGCACCCTGTCACCGCCCAAAGGCTTGATGACCATTGCGCCCGTTGCAAGACCTGACTGCAACTCCGAATTAAGCTCCTCGGTTGCAGTTTCAAACAATTTTGACAGCGTTTCGTTTGAGATATTCACCGTCATTTCATTAAGCGTAATGTTAGCAAACTCCCTCGTGATTGACTGCTCAAGCCTCAAGCTGATGACATTTTCATCAAGCCACGGAGCTTTGCCAACATAGCAGTTTTGCCATACGCCGATAGCCTTTTGCATTTCTGCCGTAATCGCAAGCCGTAAATTAAGCGCCTGCCGAATATTTTCAAGCGGAAACATTCGCCTCCACACCCCTTTCAAAAAATCTATAAGTCCCATTATTCACCTCTGCGTTTCCATACTCTGTTCATTGCATATCTGACAGCGTCAATATGGTGGTTATCCTTATCGGGATAACCGCTGATAACATTGCCGTCCTTGTCACGCTCGTATTCATAGTCGAGAAACTCCTGTGCAGTATGCGGACAGCGTGTGTTATCAATCACAATCTCCCGCAAAGACTGCAACCACTTCATTGAGTAAACAACCGAACCGGGTCCTTTTTCTGCCGAACGAGCCATTAAACCGTCAGCCCTGTAATCGCCGACTGACTTCTGTTCTGCACTGTCGCAAGTGATTAAATCATTGCTTGTAACTCCGTGCTTAGTTCTGAGCAATTCGGCTGTTTCTTTGTTGCTTTTCTTGTTGCAATGTTCCTCGTCAAAAATAATGAGTTTGTGTTGACTTGGAATATAAGTCATACAATCATAGGCAAACGGATCAGGATACCAGCCCCAGTCAACACCTCTGTACAGTCGGTCAAAGGTCTGAATTTCGTCATCTGTGACCTCACGAATAACAACATTATCAAATACATTGCCGCCTGTGCCGTTAGCAATGCCCATATACTCGTTTTCATAGGCGGTAGGGTTTGTTTCTTTCAGGAACTCTGCGTCATCTATAAACGGCTTTCCGAGCCATTTTGACGGTACTGTAATGTATGTACTCTCAATAACAAGCCTGTCTTGACGGGGAATTTTAACATACTTGTTTGCCCAGTTCTGTGCAGATTTCGGAGGGTTGAACGATTTAAATTTAAAAGCCGTGTCACCGCCACGGATCACCGACTGTTCAATCTTTCTGACAGCTTCCTCGCCCGTGAACTGGTCAAGTTCTTCAAACCACACGACACCGATATAGCCGAACGGTACTTTGATTGATTTAATCTTGCCCGGATCATCCGCTCCACGGAAGTATATTTTCTGTCCTGTGCTTACCCTCGTGATTTCGAGAGGTGACACGGTGCAGTTAAACTCGCTTTCAAGACCGAGAGCAGAGATTGACCACAAAATCTGCTGATACACCGAACTGCGCAGAGTGTCGGCTACCTGACGAAAAATACAGGCGTGCATATCCTCGTTCTTCATAAGCAAATCAATAACATTCAGACTGACGAAAGACGATTTTGTTGAACCTCTTCCGCCGGGGAAAACATATTCCGAATGTTCTTTACCCTCAATATCAAAAAGCACCGACGAAAACGACGGTGCAACCATATTAGCCGGTATTCCTTTGTACTCCGAACCGTCACCCTTTGGCGGTTCAGCCTTTTTGCGTTCAATGTCGAGATAGGCATTGTCGAGCTTGATTTTATGATTTTCAAAAACATTGTCACGGATAATATTTCTTAATTCTTTAATGGAATTAACATCACCTGTTTTAGCCTTTTTGAGAAGTGCCGCATTTACAACGAGCAAATTATTGACCAAATCTTCGTCAATCTCATCAACATTAACTCCCATATCAATAAGCATTTCCCAGTCGGCAGGAGTGTTGGCAGGCAACGAAAGTAACATATCCATAACCTGTTTCATACTCTTTTTACGGCGGCGTGACTTGCCCGAAGCCTTACCGCCCTTTGCTCCGTTTTTCACGGCTTCATCACGGCTTTGGTCAGATGTAAACGGTATTAAATTTTTCTCATTGGGCAATCACCTCACCTCTTTTATCTGATTTTCCCTCACAACACAAAACCGCCCTCAAACGAGAGCGGTCTGTGTATCAAAATTTATTTAAAGGAGGGCATAAATGCCAAGTTATGCCAAGTTGTAATCATTTTCCGAATCTTTCAGTTTACATTATATCACCCTTATTCGGGACAACGGGACAAATTTACCAATGATGACGGTAGCACATCTTCTTTATGCTGTCAATAGTGCTATTACCGCCTACCTTGGTTAAAATCTTTGCCCAGCTATACCGTAAGCTTAGGTGCATAAACAGGCAGTTTTCCACAAAATCATCACGGGAGAGGCTGTTCAGGGCTGAATTTCTGCGGATTTCAAGGTTTTGGATATCCCTTTGAATATCTGCAATCTGCACAACCGCATTGCCTACCCTGTCGGATGTCTGACCTGACGGAACGATTCGTTCGGTCAGAGTAACCGCCGTGTTGTCCGCCTCAGCCTGAATCCGTGCCATTTTCGCCCTCAGTCGTGAAATCTCTCGGTTGATGTCCTTAATCTCTCTCGCTGTCAATCCGCATCACGCTCCTCCTCGTCAAGCATACCAAGTTTCTGTGCCAACGCAATAACTGCGTTTACAATCAAATACAAATCCTTGCCTTTAATATCGCACATACGATATCTGACCTTGATAGTTTCTTCTTCGTTGTCGATTTCATCAAAACCAACAACTACACCTTTATTTAAGGTTTCTGTTTCGCCGTTATCGTAATTAACGGTGATATTTTTAACGCCTTTCATTCTTCTACCTCACTTTCAAGCCAATGTTTTGTGCAGTCAATACAGCTGTCATTGAATCGCTTTTCCATAGGACAGCCGACATACGGAGTGCCGTACGGGCAGTCGAAAAAATTCATACAACTCCGAGCCATTTCGTCAATTGACATCTGTTTGATTTTTTCAAAGTTTGTCATTCTTAACTTTTCGCAACAACTGATTCTCCGGATGTGTGATACTCTGAATGCGGTATTTTTAACTACTTTATTATTTACATCAATGCAAAAATAAAAATTAACCGGTACTGATAAATTAGGGTCGTTTTCAAAGGCTTTTTCACCCGTCTTATGTAAAGTACCCTCAATTACAGTGTTATCCAAAAGAGTAATTGTCACACATCTGCCTAAATACCTTTCAAGTTCATTTCTTGTCATTGTTTTCACTCCTTATCTATTTCGCACACCGTAGCATTATTTGATTTACTACCGTCAACTTCGATAATGCGTTTTACATTTTCGGCGTTTTTCTTCGAATTGAAATACAAAGTGAAATTGCTACCATTATAATCGGGTATATCCAATGCATAATCACCGCATATCTCACGGATTTTTAATTTATTCTCCATTCTTCTTCATTCCTCCAACAGTTTCGGATTGTCAAAAATGTTGCCGATAACTTCAATGTCTTTTGAACGATAGTATCTGCCTAATCTCTCAAAGATTGAATTATACACAAATCCAAATTCAGTTTCATCAACATCGTACTGAACGATTCCATAGTCGTCATCATCCGAGCGGTAAAGAAAATTAATGATATCTCCTTCAAAAATTTTTGTGCCGTGCTTGTCGAGCATATTAGTGTACTGCCCGACTGTGTCAGCGTCAATATGCCACACATTTGAAGTATTGTTCTTGTACTGCTCTTTAATTACCAGACCCTGGGGTTCAATACTTAAAAATCCGTACTTCCATTCGTTCCCGAATTTTCCTCTGAATAATATTTCTCTCATCATTTTTCACTCTCCTCATAATTTATAACTTTGCCGTTGTCGGTATAATCTCTGCGGTCAAATTCAAGTTTTAATTTATCGATGACAACCCTGTCGATATGCTCCCAAAACACTTCGTCAGTGTCGGAGTGTTCAATTATTTCGGTCATAGACTTTAGTACCTTTGCACATCTGTCACGACCAAAGCCGAAATCCTTATGCAAGGCAAATACAATCGTCTTAAAAATTCGCCTTGTCAGGTCATTGATTTCCTTGTCCTTGACTTTCTGATATTCCCTATCTGCAAGGCGGTTAATTTCCGCCATAGCCTCTCTTTTCAGCTTAACGGGTATTCTCGCTTTCAATGCTTTCTCTCCTTTTCAAATTTACAGACAAAACCTGTGCTTACGGGTTTACAAAACCTACAGTGCTTACAGCAGTAAACGCAAATGTACGCCCCGAATCGTTCATTTACCGCCGCATGTTTGCACCGCTGAATCTGCAAACCTCCGTACAAATTTCTGCATATTCCGCATTGCTTTTTGTTTTTATAAAAATCAGTAATTTTCATTTATTCCCGTGAACCTCTGATGATTTCCGTCAAACACAAAGCTAATTCTGCCCGTCCAGCCGAACTTGTTTTTGTCAAGTAAAACCTCTGTTTGGGCGGGATCATTGTTTGCCTTATCAAGCACATACGGCCTGTGCAGAATAAAAATGTAGTCGCCGTCCTGCTCCAACGCTCCCGACTCTCTGAGGTCGGACATCGTGGGGGCATTTTTGCCCTCTCGTGTCATCTGCGACAGAGCGATAATTACGCAACCCGTCTTTTTGGCAACCCTTTTAAGCTCAGCGGAAATGTAGTTAATTTTCACTCGGTCGTCTGCAAAGCTTTTCACCGACTGCACAATCTGAATAAAATCGATAACGACAACATCAGGCTTGACCTCGACAATTTTTGAGCAGATATTTTCGATGTTATAGACATCATCAAGCACAAAAACATAGTCACGCATTGCATTGATTTGGTTCTCAATTTCAATAGCTTTGTCGGCAAGATTCCGCTGTTTGGCAAAGTCCGAATAATCAATATTGAGCATATCAGACATCATTCTTGAAAAGACCATTTCGGCGGTCATTTCAAGACTAAAAACCAGTGAGCGGATTTTTCGTCTGAATTGATTGCGGACAATATTCAGGGCGAATGAAGTCTTACCTGTTGACGGTCTTGCACCCACAATTGCGAAAGTGCCCCGTTCAAGTCCGTTTGCAACAACATCAATATCCGCAAATCCCGTTTTGATTAACTGCTTTTTTCTGAGTAGTGAATCGAGAAATTTATTGGCATTTTCCTTAGCCTGCTGTTCGGTAGTGCCGATTTGCATTCGGTTTTGCTCATCTTCAATTGCTTTCTGAACATTTCCGATTGTCACATCGTCCGAAAAAATCAGCCTGCCGAGGTTGTCTTTAAGCCGTTTTTTACTCGCCCATTCTTTAAGGCAGTCTATGTAGTCGTTAATCATAGACGGAGCAACTGCCGATTCGCAACATTCAAGCAAGAGCCGCTTGCCGTTTTCGTCAAGATTTGACAGCACCTTGATTTTGTCTATTTTGCCGTAGGATTTATAGACCTCGTTTATAATCTCAAAAATGTCTACAAAAACACTTTCAAAATCATCGGCAGAGAGTAACAGCATTTTATCGCTCAGTTCCTCTTCATACTGAAAAATCAGACCGAGAACGGCTTTTTGATACTCAATCCCATTCGTCATTTTCTTCGGCCTCCTTTTTCAAACGGAGAAATTCCTCACGGCTTATTGTCGGCACTCCATCGTATGCTCCGGAGGCATATGTCCTATGTTCATTCTTTGACCAGGTTTTTAATAATGATTTCCAATCATCAATCGGCTTATCCGCTATCTGCCATTTTCGCTTTTCGTAATAATCAAAAAACTTCTTTGCGTCAACATTCAGATTTTCAGTACGGATAAACTGTTTAACTTCCGAAAAAGAGGGGATACCTCTTTCTTCCCTTCTTTTCCTTTCTTTCCCTTTCTTATATTGTTGCCGATTGACTGCCGATTGACTGCCAGCTGACTGCCGATTGACTGCCGAATCGTGTGCCACTTTTTGATACTGATTGTAATTAAATACAGTAATAATCGAATATTTCGAGGTAGTTTTGACTGCCACTTCGCCTGTCGCTTTTAAGTGGTCTAATGCGGTTCTTACATTTTTAAGCGAAAGGTTAAGTTGTTCCGCAATGCGCTTCTGACTTGTAACCCACTGTCCTCTTTTTACTGTAATGTTTTCAAAATCGTGATCATAAACATTTGCATTGAGCAGAATATGTATAAACACACGCATTGTGTTGGCGTCCTGATACCATCTCCACGATTGGATTTTACGGCTTAATTTGATAAAGGTGTTATCCATTTTCCAACCGCTCCTTCATCTCTCTATATAGAATTTCTCTGATGATTTTTCCGCTTGTTTCTTCCTTGCAGAAGATTATTTGACAATTGTATCTTGCGAGCCAAGCGAATAAACTTGCAGTTAATGCTTGCGGAGACATCTTACTTCTGTAACTGCCATTATAGGCTTTTTCCCAGTTTGCGTTTTCGATGAGCAGATAAACTTTCGCACCTGCCGATTTTGCCCGTTCAAATTCCCTTGTGAAGCGTTTTCGCTGTTGACAATAACAGTTGCAAATTTCATCGAATGACATTTTTCGTTCTACACAAACTGCTCTATCAAGCGAAAGCAACTCTCCTGAAGGTAAAGTTACTTCCGCTGAATAATCGCCAAAATCAAGCTTCTGTCGCTTGTATGGAGTTTCCATGGAGTTAAGCCTTTGCTCGTACCGTGCATTTGGTTGTTCTCTGGTATCGACAAGAATAGTTAATGTCTGTAACGCTGTTTCAACATCAATTGGATGCATAATTAAAATGGTAAATCATCAGTTTCAACAATAGTTTCCATATTGTTGCTCGGTGTGTTTGTACTATGGCTTGCAAGAGGCTTGTCTTTCCAAATCTTGAAATCCCCGCTACGGATAGATTCTACATCTGTGACAGTGCAGCATTCCGTTGTCCAACCTGTTTTGCCTTTATATTCCCATTCTTTATTACGATAAATAACGCCTATTGATTTGCTTTTTAAAAGCTGTTCGTTGCAATCATAATGATAGTTTGGATTACTGTCTTCGAGCGAATAGATAAGATTGTTAAAAGCTTTCTGCTGACTTTCAAAATACTGATTTGATTCTTCAGGAATATTGATTCTGTATGTGCCTTTCCATTTTTTATCGGTCGAAGTATCGTTTTCAAATTTTCTCTGAAAGAAATTTGCATATTCGCCTTCTGAAATATCAAAAGCAATAACAAGAACATCGCCCCAGTCGTAATTTTCAACTCTTGCTCCCGCAATAGTTGCTACATAGCCGCCTGCCGGCAGAGGTTCGTTGGTTGTTGCTTTCTTTGCTGTCTGTCCTTTATATGTTTTAATCATTTGTTTTTACCTCCAAGTTATAATAATTTCGTATAGTTTCATCAACCATTTTCAGGTCATTGTCGATTTCATCAAATTCAAACATATCTTCTGGCGATTTGGTAATGTCGTTGCCATCTGTCACAGTTCTGAAAAAATGCTTGCCGTCTTTTGACATACAGCGCAATGCGATAGTTACCATTCCTTCAAGTTTCACTTTGTCTTCAAGTAATTTACCAATCGTGTGAAGCTTAACCTTGCCGTAATCATTGACCTCTTCGTGCATCATAATATATACAATCACGTCATCAGGCAGCTGCGACTTAATGAATTGAATCAGTCCCCAATAATTGTCTGCAAGTTCATTGAAGAGGTCAAAAACGGCTGAGCCTCTTGCCCCTGTTGAATGGCCGCTCATATATTGAGCTGTCAACAAATACCCTGCATCATCAATAACTGCAATTTTAGTTGGCATTTTTTTGAGTTGTGATTCAATTGTCTGATATGATTTACTGCACATCACATACTTAAAATGTTTTTTAAAAGGCAAAAATTTACCCTCAACATTTATCAAAAAAATTTCATCTTCGGCAAAGTTTTTTAAACTTCGGCTTTTGCCTGAGCCTGATTCGCCATAAATCAAAATTGGTTGTCCCATAATTATATCCTTTCATTAATTTGTATCGGACAGCCATCGGGCAATCCGAGTATGTACGGGTTGTAAATCATTTTGTTTGTCAGCCTGCACCAGTAGCGGTTTAAATCGATTTCTGAGCGACAAAACGGACAGTAATGACATTTTACTTTATCTTCGGGAAAATGGACTGTGAGTAAAATCTCGCCGTCTGTGAAATATGAAACGCCGTTTGGAAACTCCTGCGACATCATTTTTGCCCCCTTGTATTCAGATCTATCTTGTGGCAAATATAGTCGTTAAAATCGTAATTCTTAGAGCGTTCGGCCCGGCGATTATCGCGTTCGGATTTATACTCAAGGTATTTTTCGCAGCCGCTGTGACAGCGCTCACTTCTCGTCTGACAGCCATAGCACGGAGCTTTTGCTCTTACCATGTCTTAAGCACCACCAATCGTAGAAGAAATCCATATCATCGAACACCCAATCTCGAACATTTTGAATTATTTTCAATTCACATTCGCTCGGAAGAGATTTAGAATCAAATACATTGTTTACAAGATAATCAAATAAGCTTATTATCAACACTTTGTGTTCCGGCTTGTTGCTTTCTCTGCGAAATTCAAAGTTAAAGGCTTCTTGAATAATAAGGTCTTTAGCTTCAAATGCTTCACTCTCGTTGCGGTTGTAACAATAGACATACCAAATCACGAAAGCGTTGACGTCAGAGTTTGCTACGCTTTTCTTAAAGCAGTCATAACATTTACCGTCGAATAATCTTCCAAAATCAAAGTCTTCAAGAACTTCTTTTCGCCCGCAGTCTTCGCAGGTGAAAAGCTCCTCAAACTGCCAGTCATGGCATTTCGGACACTCCTTTGGCTGTTCATCATCAGCCCATTCGTTGTTGCAATTTCTGCACCAAAATTCCATTTTTTTAACCTTCCTTCTTGATTTTTTAATCAATAAAGGATATAATCAAATCGGTGATATTTGTTATATCCTTGCTATCCGTTGAGGCTTTGCAGAGCTTCAGCGGATTTTTTCTTTTTTTCTTTGAAGTATTGCATATTTTTTCTGCGCTTGATGTAAACGAGCTGTTCTGCAAGCAATACAAAAATCAGCACTTTTTCGTTCAAAAAAATCTTTTCCACAACGCTTACAGTGTTGCACTGGTATTCTTTTAAATGATGTGCAACTATCGCAATCTTTTTCACATGCAATGCAGCCTTTAATATTACTCCAGTTCAAGCACATATCTTTTTGCCAATATTCACTGTATTCCTCATCAACATTTGAGTTCGTTTTTGCAACACAAAGTAAATCTCCTGCGATGATTGATAACAATAGATTAGCTTTGTTTTTTTCTTCGTCCGACATAAGTCGCTTGTATTTTAACGGCTTGTCAGGCGTTCCGTCTCCAAAGTTTCCGTTGCCTATATAATTTCGCACTTTGTCAAGATTTTCCGTGAGATACTTATCAAACACTCTTCCTCTGATTGCTTTCGCAGAGCGACCTATTACATCTGAAATTTGCTCATATTTGCTCCCATTTTTAAGCATGTTACTGAGAATTGCATATTCTTCATCGCTCCACTTATTATGATTATCAGCTTTTACAGGACGGTATTTGATGTTTAGGTCATTGATTCTGCGTTGTATAGCTCCTTCGCTACGGCACAATATGTGTGATAGCTCTTTATATCCATACTTTTGCTTTTTAAGCAATTCTTTGAGAAGGTTATCTTCTCTGTTTGTCCATGGAGTCGCTTTGATAAACCTGTTTCTTAATATGTCTGCCTCTCGTTTTTGATTTACCCAATCAGGCTCAGGTCCTAATTGGTATCTTTCAAGTTTTGAAAAATCTAAAAAATATTGATTTTTCTCTGCCCATGTCCAAAATTCATCTATGTAAACAACAGTAAAATTTGTTTTTGAACTTCTTGATATGTTGTGAGTAGGCAGATTTCTATTTTTTACCCACGATGTTTTTAAATAAGTGGCAGAAGTGTTTGGGCGAATGAGTTTATAAAGATTACTTATTGTGATATATCTATAGCCATTAGTCAAAAAAGGTCCTAAGTTTAACTTACCGGCTTTTAGTCTTATCGCACATTCGGATCTATCAAGGTGTTTTGTTATACTTGACATATTAACATTACCCCAAGCAGAAATAAGATAATCTATTTCATCGGCCGTCCATGTTTTATTTAGCCTCGACATTTGCCGACACCTACACATTCAAAACTGAAGGATTCGGATTCAGGCGTTTCAAGGGCTTTGAGCTTGCGTTTTAGCTCTCTGTTCTCGTTACGATAACCGCTTGACGCTGTTTTTTCGAGTGCAAGGTCCGTTCTTGCGTTTCTCAGTTCAATGCTGAGATGTCTGTTCTCTGCTCTGAGGCTTTCAATATCTTTGAGTAGTTTTCTGCGTGTTCTGAAATCTTTAAATGCCATTTTTCAATGCTCCTTTAACTTAAAAAGTCTGCTACTCTGGCTTTTGAAATACTGTTTCCTGTTTTTCTTTCGCCGAAAATCCTTGAAACGGTTTTCTTGCTTTTTTGCAAATATGTTGCTACTTCATCGTAACTCAACAATTCTTTGCCAGGAAATTTTTCGTCAAGCCTTTCAAGATTTCTGCGAAATAATGGCTTTTCTCTCGGCATATGTACACCTCCTTACTTTACTTTTTCAACCTTGACGCCTTCCTGAATTTCAATTCTCGGCAGGGCAAACTCAATGCACATTCTCGCAAGCTGTGAGATGTAAATTCCTGTCTTGTCCGAAATCTCGTTAAGCTCCTTGAGCGTGTCATTATCAACAACCGCCCTGATTGTGTTGCCCTCTTTAGGTGTCAATGGCTTTACGATTGGTACAATCAATCTGTCTGACATATAAACTCCTCCTAAAAATAAATATTACTCATCATCTGATTTTGGGAAATGATAATGATAGATTGTGTTGCCGTTAATATCAGTTTCAATTGTGCAGTCACCTCTGTAATCGCTTTTCAGCAGATTCATAAATTCTGCGATTTCATCGGGTGTGCCTGTTATCTGCATTGTTATCACCTGCTTTCTGTTTTACCTATCTTGATTTCTACACCTAAAGCCGTTAA